TGGATATGTTTTCACACGATGACCCTGATGATTTACCATGTTTATGTGATTTACCATATGCTGCTCAAGAAATTATCCATGATGAAATTGAACATGGTAAATCTAAATAGTGCCTAAACAAACGTATAAGATAGAGAATTTTCATGGTGGTCTAAGTAGTAATTCAGACCCTAGAGATATTGCTGATAATGAATTATCAGAAGCTCAAGATGTTATGGTGGATGAATTAGGTAAGATTAGAACTATGGGTGGTACGACTGCACATTCAACTATAGATGCTAATATAGCTGCTATAAATCCTGGTTATGGATTGTTTCAATTTAGTAGTGATAGATTAGAAGCTGAAACAGTTGGAGCTACAGCAGCTAAAACAGGAGATAACTATTTAGTTATGGCTGATACTGATGGTGCTGCTAATATAGATATTTGGAGTCAATCTACTGATAATTGGGGAGCAGCCAAGATTAATTTAGGAAGTATTGCAGGAATGAAGCCTTGTTTTTATTATGTAGATGGGGCATTAAGAGTCTCAGATGGTAGTTTTGCTGCTAATGATAATCAATGGTTCGGTTATGTATATTCTAAGTTATATCAAACAACAGCCGGCGCTCAAGAACATTTAATAGACCAGTGGATTTCAACAGACCAAAAATTAAAATCACTTGACGATTTAAGTGTAGCTTTAGTGCTAGATGATTGCAGAGGAGCAAATCCAACTACAACATCTGTTACTAATGCTTCTAGTAGAATTGTTATAGGATGGTGGCCTGGTGATGATGGCACTTGGAATGGTAGATATTATATTGGAATTTCTCCTGTATATATTGGGAATCAAGAAGGACCAATATCAATACCAGACGAAGCTGTTGCTGATGGAGGTGTTCCGGCTGGCCATGACGGGACTATAATGTTGAATAATGAAAAATTAAATATTCAATTATTTCTATGTCAGACCTCATCAGCTACTATAGCTGACAACGCAGCTCACATACTTGCAGATAGTAGAATTATAGGTTTAAAATTATATGTTAGACCATATTCATCTGAAAAATGGTATTTGATGAAAAATATAGATTTATTACAAGGAGGCAAGCATGGGTGGGCTGATTATAGTACTCTTAGTATAGCAACTGGTTATTTAGCAGGAACTACTTATGCAAGATTTAATAATGATACACCTGGGTCAAGTGAAATAACAATGGCTAGAAGTGGTATTGATACAGTTGATGGTATAACAGATGGTAGTGGTCATACTAATGGTACGCATACTGATGTTGAACTTGTGGGAGGTACAGGGTCTGGAGCTAAAGCTACTATTGTAATAACTGGTAATACTATGGATTCTGTTACTATTACTACGGTTGGAGCAGGATATACTGAGAATGATGAACTAAGTATACCAACGGCTACTATTGGTGGTAGTGGTTCTCCTCATTGTGATGTAAATGCTTTAAATTATTTACAAGAATATAATCTTTGTACAGCAAACTTTGAAGTTGATTTGGGTAGTGCTGGTCTCGGCTCTAATAGTGATGGTACAGATAGAACAGGGTCCTTGAGAGTTAATGGTTTTCATAATAGTCCTTTATATGTAGAAATTAATTTAAATGATGCTAATGAGCAAGACCTTACTATTAGCAATGCTATATTACCATCTACTGGAGATACAACTTTTACTTTTGATATACTAGATGAACAATGGAACTCTATATTTAACCACACACAAGTCTTAAAAGTTGCTGAGTATTCAGGAGCTACAACTCCAGAGGACCCACAATCTGATGAAGATTATGGAGGCAGTTAATGATTTGGGAATACGGTAATTATAAATTTGATTGTAATTTACATCCACCAACTCTACATAAGTTTAGTGTATGGAAAGAAAACTTTTTTAGATTAAAGAATGTAGAAAAATATAATGTTTGGTTGGCAAGTGGATTCAATGAAGATTGGACAACATTTGATATAGATATAGTTCTAACAAATGAACCTATATATTCAGAGTTACAAGAGTTAATGTTAAGTGCAATTAAATTGGGTATTGATGAAGATATTTTTGTAGATATTTGTTGGTGGGATAAGGCACCGTTAGATTACACAAAATCAAAAGAGAAGGTAGAGATATCAAAAATTGTAGTAGCAAATAAAATTATACAAGATGGCAGAATGATAACAGATTGGACTAATTCAAAAATGATTTATCCAAACTTATATTTATTTAAAAAAACATACCCGACAGTAAAACAAATGAGTAGAGTTTATAAAAACAAACCAATTTTAATTCAAGAAGGATTTAATAATGCCTAATTATGCTCAAATGAATCCTGGTATACATCATTTAGGACATAAGTTTACTGATATGCCTGTAACTGATACTGTTCCTCAAGATGTAGAGGAGATGGTAAACCTAAAATTTAAAACTGCTGTTGTTGTTAATCGTGTTGTATATGTTGGTAATGTTCAGAAAACAGATTTAAAAGGTCAGACAATAGTAGAAGATGATGCTATGTATAAATCATCTGTGAATAAATTTGATACATTTAGTTCTCTTAGAAAAATAGAAGCGTCTATTAGAGATGGTGATGCAATAGTTAAGATAGAAGAATACGCAGATAGAATATTACAATTTAAAAAGAATAAAATGCATTTAATTAATGTTTCACAAGATATAGAATTTCTAGAAGATACATTTTTGCATAAAGGAGTTAGCCATCCAGCTTCTGTTTGTAAGACTGATTATGGGATTGCTTGGGCAAATCATTTAGGCTGTTATCTTTATGATGGTCAAAAAGTAACAAATTTACTTGAGAAAAGTGGTAGGCAAATAATAAAAGAAGAAGAGTGGGATAAATTTTTAAGGGCTGATAAATCAACAACTGGGACAAGATTAAATCCAATGGTTGGATATGTTCCTAGAAAAAGACAGTTAATTGTTTTTGATGATATAACAACTGGTAGTACAGCAGACCCAAGAATGTATCTTTATGATATGGTTACTCAATCATGGGTTAAAGGAGCTAATGACTCAGCGAGACTTATAGATATAGCTAAGACAAACTTTGTTATAGACTGGGATGGTGATTTAATATACTCTCATACTACCGACCAAGGTACTTTTGTAAAGTGGGATGACGCTGGAGATTTAACAGATACTTTTTATTTAAGAACTAAAGATATTGACTTTGGTCAGCCTGCTGTAAGAAAAAAGGTTTATAAAGTTTATGTTAGTTATAGAGGAGATGGTAGCGCTGTTAATATTAGATATGGAGTTGATGGTGAAACAGATAATTCAACACCAGATACATATCAATTTAATAGCACTAATACTCCTTTGGTTGATAAAAGTTCAGCTGCTAATCTTGAGTCTTGGCATAAAGCTGAATTAAAACCAACAACATCTTCGGAAGCGAATAATGTTAATAGCTTTAGATTGTTTTTTTCTGGAACAGCTGGGGTTACATTTGAAATTAATGATATATCAATAGTTTATAGAATAAAATCGGTAAAATAAAATGGGAATGACTAGACAAGAGAGAATATCTCTACATAAAAAACAAGAAAGAACTCATGTATCTGAAGGTGTTCCAATGACTTCTGACCTTAAAGAAGGTGTGCCTGTTATAAGGAAAACATCAGAAGGATTAGTTGAGTTTATTAAATTTGAGAATAGATTGCATAAGAAAGTCCTAACTAAAATTTAATTAATATGATTTTGAAATTACACTCTAATTATATTAAATTGAATCGGAGAATATAATATGCCTGATAGAAGTAGACTTAGAAAAGCGTATAGAAAGAGAGGGAAAGCTCAAACTCAATACAAAGCCAGTTTATACGATATAGAAGCTCTTGGTTATGAGAAAGAAGCTTCTCGTTCTGCATATGAATTTGAAACAGAACAGAGAGATAGAAATTTAGCTTTAGTTTCTGAGGGCATTGGTCTTGCTTCTGATGTAGCTGGTGGAGTTATGGCTAAAAAAGAATTTAAAAAAGCAGGTGCTAAAGTACAAGAAGGAATGGCTAAAAAGGCTTATAAGGGTGAAACGGCATGGGGTGAATTGGGTACTGAAGCAAAAGCTACTGAGCTTGCAAAATTTGAACCAAAAAAAGTAAAACAAGATTTTAGTGAATGGATATTTGGAGCTGAAAAAGAATATACATTTGGAGAAGGCGAAGAAAAATTTTCAAAGTCTCAAGTTACAGCAGCCGCTGGTATATACGGTTCTGATAGATTATCTAAATTAACTGGAATAGATACAGGAGATAAAGTATTAGAAAGTATTAAAGGAATGCAAGACAAATCTCCTGTTAATGAAGAACCTTCTGTTCCTACTGTAGATAATAAAGAGCAAGCTCCTGTAAGCGTTGACCAGATAATTTCTGGTAATACAGAAAAAGTTAAAGCTGTTAACCTTACTGGAGAAGGGTCTGAAGATGTTATAAAGGAAATTCAAGATAGTGTTAAGAATATTGGAAAAACAGAAGTCAAAGAACCAACTCTAGAAGACATTACAGGAGAATCGGAGCCTTTTGAACTTAATATTCCTGGAATGAATTTTGGTGGTGCAATGGGAGCTGGTAGTACTAGAGGAGTTAAGAAATTTGCTAAAGGTGGCGAGTTTACAACAGATGGACCTGAGATGATACTTGTTGGTGATAATCCAGGAGGCAAGGAGAAGGTAACTGTTAAACCAATTAAGTCTAAAAAGAAAGAAAAGTCAGAAGGTTCAAATAGTTTATCTGATAATATAGGTACATCTTTAAAGGATTTAGTTTCAAAAAAAGGTACGAAACCTGGTTCAAAGAAATGGATGAATGAGTATATTAGTAGTCAAAAAATTAATAATCAATCATTGAGACCATTACAAGGTGAGTTGTCAAAACATAATGAGAAATTGTTTTCAATGGCTGAAGAGTCTGGATACTTTGGTGAGTTCTTTAGAGGAGGGTGGGAATAGTGTATAAGAAATCTATAGCTAAAAATCATTTATCTAAATCTGCTAGTGAAGGTAGATATGGCGATGACATACTTGTTCATATGAATAAAGATGAAGCTAATGTTTTAGCGAAAGCAGCTGGTCTAGAAAGTTTACCTATTAATCCTAAAACTGGTTTATATGAGGCTTGGATTTTTGCAGCGGCTGGATTAGCTCTTGGAGCATACGCTGCTTGGAAAGGTGGAAGCTCAGCTACTGGTCAAGCTGGAGACCAAGCCGCTTTAACAGGACAGCAACTTGAAGAAGTTTCTAAAGCTAAAGAAAATTTATTACCAACTAAGGAAGCTCAGACAGAAGTAGCTCTTCTTCAATATGAGCAAGAAGGTGCAAAGATTGGCATGGGAAAAGAAGAAGCTAAAAAAAGTCTTGATGTAGCAATGAATAAAAGTGGTTTAGTTAGTTCATCTGGGTTGGGGGAAAAGAAATCATCTATGTGGAAACAATTTGCTGTTCAAGAAACAGGGTCAAATAATAAATTGGGTGAAGCTATGGCTGTTATTGAAGAGGGATATGAGGGTGAAAAATTAAAATTAGAATCTGAGGAAAAAAGATTGAAACTTCAAAAGGGTCAATTTGAAAAACAATCTCAATCGTGGTATTTAGGTAAGAATTTATTTAGTTAGGTGAGATATGGCAACAGAAGCATATGATGTAGTAAGGTCTTTAAGAGAACTTTTTCACAGTCGAGAAAGAAGAGATAAAGATAGAGTTCAAATAGCTTTACAAGCAATGCAATTTGCTCAAGCTAAGAAGATGCAAGATGTACAATTAGCTGGACAGCAAATACAATTTTTACAAACAGTTAATACACAGCAGATGAAGTCTATAGCTGCTACATTTATAAATAATACTGGTTTTGGACGCCTTTATTCACCTACTGAAGATGAAGATGAAAGAGCAAGTGCTGTAACAGATGCTGTTGAAAAATTAACAAAAGCTCCAAAGATAAATAAAAAAGGAGAGAATACAGGTGGGTATGGATTCTCAGGTGAAGATGCAAATAGAATTGTAGCTGCTTTGTGGGCTCATAAAGCTGGTTCTCATGATGAGATTTTATCTATAGCTGATGAGTTAAATACTAAATTAAGCCCTAGTTATGAATTGACTGCAGGTTCTAATGATTATAAATTTGTAAACGCTTTTGTTTCGGGAGGTTATCTTAGCCCAACAGAATTTGAATATGGTGTCCAAGAGTCTGGTGAATTAAAATCTGCTGGTAAAGTTGTTCAGAACACTAAAGATATTGTTGCTGAAATGTATGAATTTGGTAAAGGTGATTTTGAGATACAAAGAGATATTGGTGAATATAAAGAACCTCCTATGGATTGGGACACTCTCGCTGAAGAATATAAAAAGGGGGGTCAGATTACTGAAAGACTTGGTTCAGATATCAGTCCTCAAGTTAGTGAACTTAAACAGTTAAGTACTTCTATATCTAAAAAACAAAATGAGAAAAGTTTAATTGAAATAGAACTTGATAATCTAAAAGAATTAAGTCGAGCTAATTTAATAAACGATGAACAATCTCAAAGATTAGAATCTATTCCTCTTCAAATTGAAACATTTGATGAAGATATAGCCGATTTAAATGAAAAAATAAATATGAGAAGAAAAGATTTGTCAGTTAGTTCGGCTGTAGCTGCTAAACAGCAGTTGCAGAAAACCCAAACTGAAACAGGCATGAAATGGGCTAGTGAAGTTGATATAAAAGAACTTTCAGAATTACTCGCAGAATATGACCCATCTGTTCTTGAAGATGTTGTAGCTGGTAAATCTAGTTCTATATTTTGGGAATCTATTTCTAGTGGAGGTAAGTTAGAAGATGCTCCTATGGGTACTAAGTTCAAACTATGGGGTCTTGCTAAGAAAATTGAAGAAGCAAAAACAATTGGTGATATTAAATCTGGAGCTCAAAATTTTACTGAAAAATTTAATAAACCAGCCTGGAAATAATCTATTAAAATATGCCTGATAATTTAACTACACAGTTTAAGTCTGAGTTAAAAAGAAGGGGAATCACAGCTTCTAATACTGAAGTATCTGATTTCATGTCTCAGAGACCAGACCTTTTTAAATCTGTTGGTCAACCAATGGCTGGACAGAAGATAAGAGAGTACCAAGAACCGCCAGAATTACTAGGTGGTCCTGTTCATCTTGTTGGCGCTGCTTTATGGAATTTTATTGATACTGCTTTATTTAGTATACCTGGTATAGCAATGGGTGAAGATGCTCCTTATAAACCTGAAGAGCTTGGTACTGGAGCTAAAGCTGGTGCTGTATTTGGTCAAGCTGCTGGATTCCTTGTTCCATTTTCATATATTAGCAAAGGTACTAAAGCTATTGCTGCGGCAGGTAAGTATGGAACTAAGAAGGCTACTCAAAGAGCTGTAAGAGAATCTATGAGTAGAGGTGAGCAAGGTGTATTAAGAGATATAGATTTAGGAAATATTTCAGATGTAGCTATTGGCAGAAATGTAAGTAGAACATTAAAATCAAAGCCTGCTAAAGATTTATTGCCTAGATATGAAGTAAGTACTAGTCAAGTAGAAGCTGTTGGTAAACAAATGCAAACGGTTATTGGAGCTTCTCTAAAGAAAGAGTTTCCAGAACTAGCTGATGATATTATTGAAAGAATATCAACTACAGCTACATCTGAGCTTGGAAGACATGGTACTCATTTAAATACTATTGCAAAAAGAGTTGAGAATACTTTAGGTACAAAGTTTAAAGTATCTGATTCAAAAAAGATTACATCTTATGTAGCTAGAGCTGCTGAGATGTCAGTAAACTTTTCTATATATAATCTTTTAGATGATGCTATAAAATCAGGTATGCTTGAAGGTCATGAGTTTGACCCTGTTGCAGACGTAGGTCATGCTTTATTATTCTCAGCCGTTCTGCCTGGTATAGAATCTATTCGTAGTATTGGTGGTAGAGAGAGTATGAAAATACTTCAAACTAGAAAAGTTGCAAAGAAAGGTCTAGATAAAATTAAAGCAATGGATTATGATAATATGTCCGTTGATGAAATCAATACATTGTTTAAGATTATATCAAATAATAATGCTGTCAAATATTCTGAGATGGGTAAAAAGGCTGCTGAAAACTGGAGAAATGCATTTAAACCAGGTCAAGAAAAAATAGCAGCTAAACATATGAAAGCTGTAATGCAGAATTTTAGACCAGACCAAGTTATGACACAATTTCGTAAAGAAGTTGGTAAAGATATAATAAATTCTCTACCAAGAATGACAGCTGGTGCTTTATTCTTTAATGCTGCAACATTAATGGATAGCAATATTCTAAGGAATGTAGACCCTGAAACATTAGGCGCTCACTTATTAACTGGTGCTTTATTCACAAGAAGATATAAACCAATTAGAAGAGATAAAGCTCCAACTTTAAATGAGTTTGATAGAAAAGTAGAATTTTTAAGATTAATGGGGATGGATGCTTCTCAGTTAAGAATCCTTGGTAAAGTGTATGACCATAGAGCTGATATGGCTTATTCTAGCATGGGTCTATTGAAACACCCAATATACAGACAAATACATGAAGCTATTAATACAACAGAGCATACAAAACAAACAAAAGAAGGTAAAGATGGAATTGGAAGATTAGATGGTGCTAATCATAATTTTCTAGCTTTAGTACGAGAACTCTTCTATACACCTGGTGAACGCTCAAGAAAAATAATGAATGAAGATGCTGATATAAATTCAGATGTTTTATTAAGAAGACTAACAAGAAACCAATTACTTAAGTTGGATAGAGCTTTAAGACAAGTTGATGTTAGTAGTGTTATGAAGAAAGGCGATAAGCTAAACGAAGGAAATATTGAGGAAGTTAGTGCAAATATTTGGGAGTCAATAGTTGGAGGAACACATGAGACAACAATGAAAATGACTGTTGATGGATTAACAGAGTTAGGTTTATCAGCTGATGTTCCAACTACTGGATTCAATATTAATAAACCACTAGCAATAAAAACAATAAAAGGTTTAGAGCAATACGAGGGAAAAGAAGGATGGGAAGCTGTTCATGAATTTGATTTTATACTTAGAAGACTTAAAGCGTATAAACTTGTTGATGTAATTAGAGAAACTGAAGGTGAATCAAGGAAAGCTCATGAGATTGATATTAATAAGGTTGGTCCTAAAATAGAATCAATACTTTCAGAATTTGAAAGAAAGATGATAGAAGACAATTATAGCCCAGATGCTGTATTAACGAATTTCGATAGAGCTGATAATGCATTTATAAAGTCTTTAGCGAGATGGAAATTAGGTAAAACTCAATCTAACTTATATAATATTATAGAAGGGAAAACAGAATCATTAAACAAAGAAGCTTTTGAGTTAAGAGAGTTTCTTTATGAACTTATGCCAAGAGGTACAGAAGTTAGAAATATCAAGCAAGGTGATAAAACGGCTGATGAATGGAATAAAATACAAGATAGTGGTGATTTTGCTCAAGTTGCAGAAGTTATTTTTGCTACTTCAGAATTATTAAATCTCGGTGGTCAGATAAAACCAAAATCAAAAAGTATCACATATGAAGAAGCTAAAACTATTGTAGATAGATTAAACTCTGAAGGTTATAGTATTACTACTGGAACGCCAGAGGCTTTTACAAAGTATTATTTTAGAAGATTATTAAATTCTTCTAATATTAGTGTAAGGCATATAGCTATGATTAAACAGTTGATGGCTCATGAGGTAGGTAGAGTTGTTGAAGAACATGGCAAGAATGTAGTAAAGATTGTTGATATGGAAGGGGCTAGACAGATATTAGGTTCTGGTAAAGAAGCGGCTGAATCATTAAGTCAGTACGATACTATATTAAAAGAATTAAAAGCTGTTAATGGTGAATATCTACGAGTTGACCCAGAGTTTCATATGGGTAGAATGACAGAATCGAATCTTCTATCTTTTATAACTGAAACATATCCAATAACAACTAAGTATACTAGAAATATACCTGATGCTTTTGATGCTGTTAGAAAAACTACAGCAGATAGAGTTGATGCTATTCGAGTTGTTGAGGAAGTAATTGATTCTTTCATAGACAAAACAAACCCAGAGGTATTAGATGCTAAACCATTAAGTGTAAATGAGGCTAGAGAATTATCTGATGCATTAAAAAAGGTTAGGCGTGATGCTGGTGATGATTTAAGCCCTAAGTTTTCGCAGTTAATAAGAGAGTTAGAAAGAAGTTTGAGCTTAACAAGGCTTGGTGAAGAAGGGATGGCTGAGGCTATCAATATGGAAGCTGTTAATGAAAAAGGTGGACCAGCTATGCTTGCTATTAAAAATGCTATTGAGAGCGAATTAGACCCTCATTATATTATAAATAGGCAAATGGCTACAACTATACTTGGAATAGATACATATGTTGGTGATAGATTAAGTGCAAAATTAAGGCATGATAATTTATTAGCTGATTTATCAAAGCAACTAAGAGATGGTGGTATGGAGGTTGCTGATGGTCTTACTATTAGTGAGTTATCTACTAAGTTCTTTGGTGGGAATTTAAGTTTAGAACAAAAAATAGATAAAGATATAGAATTAAGCCTTAAAGATTTCATTAAGATAGTTAATGACCATATGATGTCATGGAATAAAGGTTCGACAGAACAACATTTTAAAGAAATGTCTGATAGACATAGAAGAACTCTTGAAGATTCTTCAATGAAGAGTAGAAATATTAACTATTTTTCTAAACTAAATGCTACTGTAAATAAACTTAAACCTCATGTTCAATATTTTGATTCATATAAATTTGCTACTGAAAAAGAAAAATTAGCAAGAGCAATTAAAAATAATAAATCAGATGAAGCTATACAGCATTTAGATAAAATATCTACTGAGGTTGAAAGAGGTTACGAAATACTTCATAAAGACGACCCATCTAAAGCTAAAAAAGCTTATCAAGATTTTATTAATAATGAGTATAGAGAACTTTTATTTGGAGTAGCTGGTACAACTACGGCTAGGTCTGTTAAATTAAATTATGCAGATGGTGAATATTTATTGATGGAAAATAAGATGGTTATGTCTGATTCTAAGTTGGCTGATTTAATGTCCGAGTTTGAATCTGAAGGTTTGTATATAGCTGCTTTAGAAAAATCTGGTATTATATTAAATGAATTTGGACAGCCTCAAAAAGTATCTAATGTTTTTGCGTTTGAAAATCTTGATGTTGATTATATTAGTAAATCAAAGTTCTCAGCTTCAGAAAAATCTGGTAAAGAAAGAGATACTAATCCTGAAAAATTTGAAACTCCAGCTGAAAATAGATTCATCAGTATACCATTAAGTTTTAATACTCGACTTGTCATTCCGAGAAATGCACCAGATTTAGCAAAAGCTGAGACAGTATTAAAAAGATGGTACAATAGAAAGCTTGGTCAATTAGAGGAAGCTAGAGATGCTAATACTGATTTAGGAATTAAAGGTGAGACCGCAGAGAGTCTTATAAGAAAATTTAAAGCATTGTATGGTTCTGAAATAAATAGCGATACAGCTACAAAACAATTTCTAAAAGCTATGTTTCACGACAAGATGAACAGTAGGGGATTTCATACATTTCTTTCATTAGCAACCAGACGTGGTGAATTAAATGCTCATATGGCTAATAATTATAAATATTTTATGTTAGCTGAAGGTGTTGGTCCAAAAGTAGCTGGTAGTTCACCAGCTATGAGGTTTTTATTAGCAGCGAATGAAAGGGGTAAAAACGCTAATGAGTTGCTTACTACAGAAGAAATATCTTCAATAGAGTATTATGTTGGTAAAGGTGAAAAGCTAGAAATTGTTACATTTGAAGATGAGTCTGGCAAGATGGATGCTTTAGAATTGGCAAAGAAAGGATTTGAGCAATTAGGCGCTAAAGAAAAAGGAATATCAAAAGAAGATATTGCTTATACGCTTTTAAAGCTAACTAATGCAGATAATGACCCTAATATGTCAAGTTTAGTTGGTGCCGATGGTAAAAGTAGGTCTACTATAGATGGTCAACTTTATGCAGGTACACATGCTCACAGATTAAATTTAATACAAAAGGCTAGGCGTGAAAACGATGGTGTTGGTGGAATTAAAGAACATATTGCTTATAATGATGGTATAAATACAGCGTTGTTAAAACAAAATTCTATATTTGACCCTAGGGTAGCTGCTGTTTTAGATGGATTAGGTATAGATTTCTTATCATTTGGTAGCTCATCAAAGGTTTGGTCGAAGGAAAAGATTGAACCTAAAGAATCATGGGAAGTTAAACGGAGAAGTCTTCCTTTATATTTTTCTGACAATTTAGGAAGTGATGGTCAAAAACTCAGAGATAATAACTATGTGCAAGAAATTAAATTAGAAGATATTCAGTATGTTAAATCAGAAGACAGACATGATATTACAAATATAACATATGCCGCTAGTGAAACTTTAGATAAAATGGGATTCAAAGATTTTCTAGATTATGCTGGATACGATACTCAATTATCATCAGCTCAATTAATGAGAGAAGGTATAGTATCGAGAGGACCAGAAAGATTTGGTATTTCAGAATTTCTACTAAAAACATTAGCTGAAGAAGGTTCTATAATGAATGGGTCTACAACTTCAGATGTACAAGCGGCTCTTATGTCTGGAATGGACCCAAGACAACAATTAATTCATCCAGCTATTAATAGGATATTAAATAGAACAGTTATTAGTAGAGTAAGAAACCCACAAACAGATGGTGGTTCATATTCTGTTTTGGTACCGTATTTAGAAGGTTCTCTTCCTGTTTATAGTACACCACCAACTGGTAAAAAAAGTGTTCAGATAAGATTTGGTGGTAAAAAATTAGCTTATGCTGACGGTAAAGCAAGAGTAACAAATTTTGATAAAATACAATATATAGTTAATGCAGAAGGAAGAGAAGTATTAGTTGGTATGCAGGATGGTAAATGGTCTTCAGTTGGAACTGAAAAAGACCAACTACAATTAACAAGTTCTCAACAAAAAATAATAGATGCGAAGACAAAAAGAATAGAGAAGTTAGTCTCAATGTGGAGAGATGGAACATCACTTAGAAATTTATATAATACAATGAAGCGTGAGGATATATTCTTAGAATCTGCTAGCTTAAGAATGCCTAACTTGGCTGGAGATGTTGTTATTAATAAAGTAGAAGGTTTTCATAATAGTAGAATGGGTAATGTTGTTGGTGTTAATATTGTTGATTTAGTTACGAAAATGCAAGCTGACTTAGATGGTGATATGTCTTTTAGTTATCACGATATGCCATTAAAATTAACTAAAGCTTATGCAGATATAGCTGGATTAAGATTTGATGCTCGTGTTTATGAACCTAGTTCTTTTGATTTTGGGGATTTACTTCAAAATGGTGAAAGAGGGTATGATGCTCCAGTTGGTAGCAAAACAGACGCTAGAGACCCATTTGATGTTCATAATACTAGATATTTTAGAGGAAAAGATTCTTTTGGTCAAATAAAAAGGCTAGGAGCTGGTATAAATTCTTTAGCTAGAATTGATTTTTATTTCAAAGGCGATAAAGGAGAACGCTTAGATATAGTATCATTTAAAGATTCTGATATATTAGCGGGTCATTTACAAAGGTACTCTAATACATTACAAAGTCTTATTGATACAACAAAGAGAAGCAATATGACTAATGAGCATGCGGCTAAAGTTATTAAAAGATTTATATTATTTGGAGACATACCAGGAGACATAGAATTTAATGCTCAGAAATATGGAGAAGGTGGGTATGAAGGTCTAATTAAAATACCTAGTCAATACAAGGGTGCACAGCAGGATATTATGAAAGATGGTGTTATAGAAATTATTGATGCTCTTGGTAGACCTTCTAGAATAATGAGTGATATACAAGATGCTTCTGGTCGTAGGATGCCAGACCAGGCTGATTTACTTAGGATGAATAATGAATTAAAAAGAATAGAAGCTGACCCAAGCCAATATATTTTTAGTAGACTTGTAAGAAAATATGATAAAGAACTTAGAGATGAGCTTCTTGAATTATTCTTTGATAGAGACGATTCTCGTACTCGAGATGCTTTAAGAAAAAGAATATTGTCAAAAGAATTTGGGTTTGGTAAAAAAGTTATGGTTGAAAAAAGACCATTTTCATTCTTAGTTAGCGATCAAAATTCTATATTTGATTCTACGCCAGGTGGGTATATACTTAAAAGAGTGGGGAATATTGGCAATACTTACAAGCAAACAAGCCAAACATATGGAGTTGTGTCTAAAAAATTAGCTGAGTCTATTGAAAATATAGAGAATTATATTGCATTATCTGACGCTACAACACATGAAAAAATAATGGAAACATTACAAGAAGCTGACTCTGGTAATCAACTAACAATAAATTTAATTGGCAAAGAATTTAAAAATAAGATAAGCGATATGAAAGGAATAGAGGATTATTCTATCAAATATTATTTATTAGGTCAAAATGCTAGTGGTCTTAGAGATTATTTAAGAAGAAATTCTAGAAGCAGTAGTGAGAATGTTAGCTATATGAGACAAAAATTAATGAGGATAGAAGCTTTGAGAGAGCATATGAGACTAAAAGAAGATGGACTTATTGGTGAATTGCTAGAACAAAATAGAAGGATATCTAAAGGTGAGGAGATAGTAGACGATATGAAGCCTTTGGTTAAGCGTTTTGGGTTAAGAGATTATAAGGTTACAGGAAAGAAGTCTAGGCTATATTTCAATAGAAGTAGAGATACTCAATACATTTATAGTGAATTACCATATAGTAAAGGTAAGTGGAAAAAATCAAAAGCAGTACATTCTAAGCAAACATATTTTTTAAAACCAGGTAGGCATGTTATTCTTGAAAGGCCATTAAGATATGACCCTATTAGCAAGATTGAGACATTGGATGCATATGCTCAATTTCTTGTAACTGGAGATGTAACACCTGAAAATATAAGAGGGTTCTCAGGTGATAGGATTGATATAAGTAATTTTATGTCAAAATCAATTATACTAAAGTCAAGGATAAGTGCTTTATCGGCTGAAACATTTAGAATAAGCCAAGGTCATCCTGAAGGTTCTGAGAATTGGATAAAAGAAAAAGAATTTGAAGATTTGTTAGTTAAAAGATTCTTTGAAACATTTTCAAAAGGATATGAATCTCAAGAAAATATAGGTAAAGATATATCAACATCGGAATATACTCCTTTAGTTCATGATATTGCTTTATATTTAATGAAACCAGATGTAGCATTTGGTAAAGTAACATATGTTAGAGATGTTAACATGGCTATGCCATCATTCAAGGTTAATAAGAGAGTAAGTGCGGCTGTTTTGAGATATCTAAGAAATGAAGGTCACGGAGAGATAGCTAAAGAGATTTATAGTAAATGGGGAACAGAATTTAAAAGAAGATATAGTAATATACCAGATGCTGGTTCTTCATCTATGTATACAGATACAATATATAGAAGTAAAAATACAGCTTTGAAGGAGAAGTCAGAAGTATATAATTTAATAGCTGGTTCTACAC